CCGAGACGAGTTTCGTGTTGTTCGCCAGCCCGAGCAGGGTCCGGGTGATGCGGGCGTCGTTGAAGCCGAAGTCTTCGAGGATCTTGAGCTGCTTCGCCTGGGGTAGCTTCCCGAGGCCAGCGAGGAAATCCTCAAGTGCGCCCGCGGCGTCCTCAGCGAAGGCCTTTTTGAACGACTTGGCGGAGGTGCCGGCGACCTTCGCGAATTCCTTGAGATCCTTCCCGCCCGCGGCGACGAACTTGGCCGAGTCGATGAAGAACTTCTGGAGCGCCGTACCGCCCGCCTCCGACTCGATGCCAAGCGAGGCGACGGCGGACGAGAAGCCGAGGACTTCCTGCGTCGAAATTCCGATGAGATGAGCGGTCGCACCGATCCGCTCGGCAATCGAGATGATGTCGGATTCGGTCGAGGCTCCGGCATTGCCGAGAGCCACCAGCGACGACGCGAACTTGCTGTACTCGGCGCCCGTCAGGTGGAGGACGTTGCCGAGGATGCCGAGAGAGTTAGCCGCCTCGTCGGCGGAGAGGTTCGTCGTGACTCCCAGCAGGGCCGTGACGCGGACGAACTCCTTGAGCTGGGCCGTGGGAACACCGAGAGCGCCTCCGGCCTCACCCAGTCGGGCGAGCTCGGAGGCGCTGATCGGGATCTCTTTGCTCATGTCGCGGAAGGCCTTGGACAAGGCCTGAAGCTCGGGCTCCGTCGCGTTGACGGTCTTGCGCACGCCCGCGAAGGCGCTCTCGTAGTCCGCTGCCGTCTTGACGACGGCACCCAAGGCTCCCGCCACGGCGGCGGCACCCACGACGATGCCGCGCTGGATGTTCTGGCTGAACTTCCCGAGCGAACGCTGGGTATTGCCGGTGGCCCGGTCGAATCCCTGGACTGCTCGAGCGGCATCGCCGAGCTTCGACGTCAGGTTGCCCTTGAGGTCGAGTTCGACGACGAGCTTCTGGGTGTCGGCGAACGCCACGGCTTACTCCTGACGCTTCTGTAGCGCCGCCACTGACTTGCGATATGCCGCCGATAGGTTGTTGGCCTTGCGCTCCTCCGCTCGTTCGGAGTCCCGGATGTACGCGCCGACCTCACGCTCCCAGAGCAGGAAGTAGAGCGCGTAGACCTCCCGGAAGTCCGCCGGCAGCGGGCCGAACTCGGCGCGCAGGATCGCCTTTACCGCCCGCGGGCTGTCCCGGAGGCCGTCGAGCGGGTAGGGGAGGCGGACGAACGGATTGGCGTCAGCTTTGGCGTCGGCCCAGCCTTGGACAACGCGTTCATCCTCCGGACTAAAGGGGCGAGCACCGTATCCCGGTAGATGTCGTCGGCGCGGTCGGCGATCTCGTACTGGTCGGCGAACTCGAGCGCATCGAGCGCGTCGCGTGTGAGGAGCACGGGTTCCCCGTCCTCGTCCAGCAGGTTCCAGGCGATCGGTCCCTCGTGGAGGTAGACCGGCCATGCCTTCGTCGAGTTCGGTTCTCCCTCGCCCGAGAAGATCAGCCCGACCGCCCTCGCGTTGGCGGAGAAGTCGAGCTGGTCGCGGAAGGTGACGGTATCGCCATCGGTATGAGGGGTTCCGGGACAGGCGCAGTCCCGGAACTTCACGGGCTTGGACATGAGCGCTCCTCGTTCACGGCAGGGCTGACAGCTTGTTGATGACGATCGACTTGAACGCGTAGGTCAATGTCGAGTCGTAGAACCCGCGGTAGGTGAAGGTCCAGTTGGCGTTCCCTCCGATCGCCCCGTCCGCGATGGACACGAGCCGCATCGGCAGGTAGAACTCGGCCTTGTAGGGAATGGCAGTGCCGGCCAGCTCGACCGAGTTGGCGGCGATCTTCCAATAACGGTTGGGGACCGGGGTGTCGTCGAGCGTTGCGGCCTCGGCGATCATGGCCGTCGTCTTCTCGACGGTGACCTGGAGCTCGATCGTCCGCGGACCACGGCCGTAAGCACTGAGCTGGAAGCGGGTGTTGGAGCCGTTGGCGTAGCGTTTCTCATCGAGGTTGTCGCCGATTGTCAGCGACGCTCCGCGGATGGCGTCGACGACCTGGGTGGCCCCGATCGCGCCAGCGTTGTTGTTGAGATAGAACGCGCTGTCGGCACCGAACATGAAGGCCGGGTTGGCATCCACGTTCAACGCCGCGGTGCGGTTGCCGTACACCCCGCCCGCGAAGATCCAATCGTCGCTGACGGTCCACGGACCGAGGTCCTCGGGCATCGTCATGGCGAACTGGTTGATGACGCCGCCGAAGCCGTTGGTCCCGGCTCCCGCCGAGTCCGAGGTGTCGTCGCCGGTCTGGACGCTGTAGTAGTCGAAGGCGTCGGCGGTCAGGGACGCGGCCTGGAAGGTCCACGTGTACGCCGTGCCACCTGTCGGGCCGGTGGGAGAGACGCCGCCCTTGATCGCGGCCGATAGCCGGATCGGGAGATCATCGAAGGTCTGCGGCCCGGCGGCACCGGGCATCGTGAACTCCTGCGCCGTGGCATACGGCGCGATGACCGGATCAAGTGATCCCACGTCGACGTCGGGATCGGTCCGGTTGGGGTTGAGGACGATCAGCGAGCGATAGGGGAGGACCCTCGTCGCTGGCACCGCCGTCCCGATGACGCTCTGCTTCCCGACTTGAATCTTGCGGAAGCGCGTAAAGCCCTGGGCCACGATGGAATCCCTTTCTCTCTGGGCTGGACACGAAGAAACCCGCCATCCGGCGGGTTCTCGGGTTGGGTTCGGCCCAGAGCGGGCCGGGGCTGAGCGCTAGGTGCGGCCTTCGCGGATCGAGATGTTCCCGAAGGTGAAGCGGACCGCCGCGAAGAACGATTCGCCATCCTGCAACGACTCGTCGCTGACCGTCATGGCATCCCAGACGGTTCCCGCGACGATGTGGGGATAGGAGGTGAAGTGGTCAACCAGTAGATCGACCGCCGCGTCCTGCGCGTCCGTCGTCTCGCCGTTGTCGGTGAGCTGGAAGACGGCCACGATCGAGGGCGACATCGTCCGGTACCGCAGTCCCGACACGTGCTCGATGGCCTCCGGCCGGAGGTCGAGAAACGTGAACGGCAGGTCCGTTCCCGCTGATGGTGGCCTCGAGCGGAAGTGGCGCAGGATGACCGTCGGGTTGGCGACGATGAAGGCGTTGATCATCGTCGTCATCCCGGCGACCACATCAACCCGGAACGTCGTCGTCATGCCGCCTCGTTCCAGAGCTTCACGATGGCGTCACGAATCCTGCCTACCGCGATGCGTGCTCCCGGCAGGAGGTACGGCTGGGCGCGGGTGCCGGGATGGTGGACGATCATCGCGAAGTTGGTCGCCTTCGCACCCTTGCGGAGACGTCCGCTCAGGCGTCGGGGACCGCCCCACGCGAGCACCTTCGCGTTCTTCGGTCGGATGATATGGGGGCGGGTTCCGAACTCGACCGCCGCCGCGTAGGGAGTCCGAGCCTCCACGGTGGCCGAGGTGCGGCTGATCCGACCGGGCTTGATGTTACGCTGGAGGAACCCGGTCTTGCGGGGGACGAGCTTCTGGGCCTCCGAGACGGTCACGAGCTGCGCGGCGCGGAGCGCCGGCTGGGGCTCGCCCATCGCATGTAGGCGTCTCAGCAGATCATCGACCCCCTGGACGCTAGACACCGGATACCGCCGTGCGGATGCGCCAGTTGCGAACGAATGTAGGAGAGGACACGGGTTCGGCGGCGAGATCGATCTCCTCGCCTGTCGGTGTCTGGATCACCCCCGACGCACCGGATTTGGCCCGCCAGTAGAACCACGCCGAAAGGAACGTCACCTCCTGGACCACGTCGTCGGTCCACGTCGGATGCCCGACGTAGGAGGCGATCCGGAGATCGAGGGGTATCGCTCCGTACCGCCGCCAAAAGGTGTCGAGGTTCTTGTCCCACCATTGGGGATCGGACTTGAACCAATCCGCCCGGTCGCGGTCGAACGCGGCGAGCTGGATCGTCGTCGAGATGTCCGGGTTCCGCCGGTCCGGGAGGAGCCAGTAGCCTTGCGTCTCCGTCAATGTCACGCCGTTCAAGGTCACCACTCGTGTCGCGTCCGTCTTGGGGATGTCGGTGATCTGGACGAGGACGTTCCCATCGGTGGAGTAGTCGCGGACCTTGTTCGAGGCGTAGGCGAACGTCCGCGAGGTGTCGTGCTCCGCCTGCGCGATGCCCGAGGCGAGACAGGTGGTCAGCAGCGCATCGTCCTGCGAGCCGACGAGCCCGATGTACGTCTTGAGGTCAGACAGCGATGGAGGCATCGGATTCCTCGAGACGGGCGATGAACTGGTCGGCGCAGGTGTCCCACGAGAACGAGCGCAGGACGTGCTCCCGCCCCGCCTGCCCCAGCGCCCGACGCCGGGATGGCTTGCGGAGCAGAGAGAGGATGGGCTCGACGAAGGCCCGAGGATCGGGCATCGCCCAGTCCATCCCGTAGATCGAGTGGAACCGGACCGGCTCCCCGTAGCTGTCGTGGAGGGGCGGGACGAGGATCCCGCCCGGCCCCACCACCTCGGCGTCGGCGGCCCAATCCGTCACGACCACGGGCACCTCGCACGCGAGCGCTTCCGCGAGGTTGAGCCCGAAGCCTTCTCCTCCGGTGGTGGAGACGTACAGGTCGGCGGCGTTCGTCAAAGCCGCCAAGCCCTCCGAGGACAAGCCCCGAAAGGTGTCGTGGATGCCCGTCAGCTTGATCCGCCCGATGGCCCACTCCGGCAGCCGCTTCAACTCCTGGATCATGTCCTGCTCGCGGTTGATCGGGACGGTGTGGATGATCACGTCCGTGTCGGGCGATTGCTCGAGGACCGGGATCATCGCCGCGAGGAACTTGTCGTAGAACTTGCGCTGGACGAGGCTGTCCGAGCGGAGGATCACGTTCCGCCTCGGGTCCATGCCGAAGTGCGCCTTGCAGGCTTCCTTCGTCCCCAGCCGCTTCCCATCGACGATGAGCGGATCGCGGATCGACACCGGCCGGAACGTCTCGGTATCGACTCCGTGGTAGATGCGCGGCACCGCTCTGCCGATGTGCGCCCCGATGACCCGTGCGCCGTAGTCGCTCATCGCGATCGGCTGGACGAGGTTCCACACCGCCCGCCAGTCGGGGACGAGGTTGTCGCCCTCGATCGGGCAGTAGTGGTAGACGGGGAGCGATTGCCACTCGGCCCCGTACTCGCCGCCCATTCTGGCCAGCAGCCCGGTCATGTCCTCGATGGCCAGCACCGCGTCGGGCTTCCACGTATCCGAGCGGTCGAAGCGCTGCCAGAACGCTCCTGAGATGGCCGTGGCCGTGTTCGCGCCGTGCGAGCCGCCGAGAAGTTCAGCCGGCCACACGCGCCCTGCCAGCGGCCCGCTGAGGGGTTCGCCGCGGTAGTCGACGGCGATGATGCGGAGGTCGATGCCCCGCGCGAGGAACCGCTCCCCGAGCTCCGCCGTGACCCGACCGAAGCCGCCGTGGCTCCACGTCCCCAGAAACAGGAGTTTCACGGCCATCTACCTGTATAATTGCTGGGATGGACACCGCAAGGTACTGGTCGAAGGTCAACAAGACGGACGAGTGCTGGATCTGGACCGCCGCGACCACTCGCGGCTACGGCGTCATCACGATCGCCCGGCAACTCCACTACGCTCACAGGCTGGGATGGGAGATTGCCAACGGTCCGATTCCCGTTGGTCTTCATGTCCTCCACCGCTGCGACAATCCACCCTGCGTTCGCCCTGAACACCTGTTTCTGGGAACCGCCGCTGAGAACCTCCGTGATGCTGCGAAGAAACACCGAATGTCCAGCGGTGAACAGCGATCCAATCACAAGGCGACCGAGGCCGACGTCCTGAAAATGCGCGATCTCCACCGACAAGGACTCAACGCCCGTCAGATGGCCGATCAGTTCCCAATCGGCGAGCGAACCATCCGGAAGATTCTTGCCCGACGAAACTGGAAGCACATCTGAACTCACGGCAGAACCTGGCTGAACATCTGCCGGATCGTCTGTTCTTCTTCATCGAAGTCGACCAATTCTCGGAAGCGCGCCGCGGCGGCGTCTCCCATGCGGACCCGCGTTTCGTAGTCGAGTGACCGCACGATGCGGCGGATGTCGTCAGCGGAACGACCCGTGATGTCGATCGAAGTAACACCCTCGACCCACAGTGGCCCGGCCAACTGGTCGCGGTAGTAGGACTCAAAGCCAATGACCGGCCTACCGACCGCGAACCAATCGTGAACGACGTGCCCGAAACCGTCGCTCCATTGCTTCGTGTGCCACGCGATGTCCGAGGCCCGCATATGTTCCCCGACCATCGCGCAGCGGGGGAGGTCCAGCGCGGCATACTCGTCTCGCGGGAGCTGCCCGTAAGAGCCGTAGATGCGCCAGTCGATCTCCGTCGCCAGATCGGCCACCTCGCGGAACGTGTGGTAGCCCTGCGAGTTCTCCGGAAAGCAGTTGACGAACGACGACACGACCACCCGCTCGTGTTCCTCTGGCGGCTCGTGGCGGAAGTCCTCGAGGCTGAACTCCTGGTGGACGACGACGTGAGGCTTCGTGATCGGTCCCGGCATGATCGAGGTGACGATGCCGAACGCCGCGAGGTCCCAGCGATCCTCCGCCATGTCGATGGTCGAGAAGCGGACGTTGCCAAGGTGGATGCCGAACGTCGCCCCGACCTCGGAGGCAAACCGGGCGAAGCCCTCGTGGTTGTGGGCCACCGTGGCGATGACGATATCGGGCTTGAACTCGCGCGCCTGCGCGAGCGTCAGGAGCTTGTGCTCCCTGCCGGGATGGGACTTGTCCGCGCGTACGTCCGTGTCCGTGGGCAGCGATTCGAGGTACTGCCGGGCGATCGCGTCGCCGTACCACGCCCGCTCGAAGTTCCAGTAGCCCTCGTCGAACCACTCCATCCCTATGGGGCGGTAGAGCGTCCAGCCGAGGCGTTCGCAGAGGAGTTCGAGGCTCTCGAACAGGTCCGCGTGGTGAAAATCTGCGAGGACCTTCACGCCTTCACCGTGAGGCCCTGCATCGTCACCCGCGATGGGCTGCCGAGGAAGTCGAGCCACCGGATCCCGACATTCGCCACGTCGAACAGGGTCTTCGCGATCTGGCGCTCAGGCGGGTTGGGATCGCGGTATTCCAGCAAGGCCCGGACAGTCTGCCGAACCACCGCGGGGTCGTCGCTCCCACGCTGCGCGATGTCGCGTCCCTCAAAGAGGTCGGTCGCGCCCCACGACGCACCCCACGCCTCCGGGCCAATGCTGACCACCGGGATCCCCGCGAGCATCGCCTCAATGAGGCCGAGGGTGTAGCTTGCCGGCCTCGTCCCGGTGTAGAGATAGCAGCGGGCGTGGCGGAGGTTGTCCAGCATCATCGGGTAGGAGACTTCGCCCTGCCCGCCGATCTCCTCGGAGCCTGCTCCGGAGGGGAGCCGGTATGGCACCCCATCGGTCATCGGCGGGAGGTCCCTCGTCGCTGCCTCCCAGAAGGCGTAGCCGCAGGCGTCTCCGCGCTGCTTCATGTGCTGGGTGAAGTTGATGACACACGGCCAGTCGCCGATCCACGGGCGGAAGTCGGCGGGGTACTTGCCGAAGCGGATGAGCGCGTCCTGTCCGGCGAACGATCCGATCCGCTCGTAGTGACGCTTCTCGGCGGGGGAGTAGCGGACGATCTGCAAGCCCTGGAACTGGCCCATGAAGCGCTCGAGCTCGGGGCTCGACTGGCCGCACGTCCGCCAGATGACCCGCTTGTGCTTGATCCGGTCCCACTGGCCGCCGATCCAGCGCTCGGGGAAATGGTGGACGATGATCGCGTCCGCCCAGTCGATGATGTCGTCGTGGAGCGCGGCCTTGCCCCAGTCGATGGCAGGACCGGGTTCGCTGCGTGCCGCTCTGACCTCCTGGAGGCGGGCTACGAGGTCGGGGTGGTGAGGGGCATCCGGAAGGGGGGGTCGGATGCCCTCACCCGAGCGCGATGGAATCTCGTAGCCGCCTGGGGCGAAGATGTCGTAGCCGAGGTCGGTGAACATCCGCACGTCGTCGTATTCGGCCACGGCATGACTGGCCAGCAGCAGGATGTTCACAGCCGAGTCCGCGTGTAGCCCACGGCGTGCCGCCATCGGCGCGTATGCCACGCGCATCCGGGGACAGAACCGCCCAACCCCGTGACTCGGTAGATTGCACGGAGGGGACACTGCCACCGACCGGCGATCCAGAAGGAGCAATTCATCGCGGTGCCGCCCAGAACCAGCCGGTAGCCCCGACCACCTTGAACGTCAGGGTGTGGGTTCGTCCCAGCAGCCGCTCCAGTCCGGGTGGGCCGGGATCACCGTGGTATTCCCCGAAGATGTACGGGATGTCGTCGACGAGCTTGCTGTCGAGCAGGCCCCACTCGCCGCCTTCACAGTCGGTCTTGAGGGCCGCTACCTTGCCGCCGGCCATCTTCACGAGCTGGCGGAGGCTGTACTTGCGAACCTTGCGCGTCTCGAAGTCGGGGAAGGCGAGGTTGCCGATGTAGCGGTCGTTATGCCATTTGCCGACCTTGACCTCGGTGGTCCCCACGGCTCCCGCGACGACCCGAGCGGGAAGGTTGTTCTCGGCGATCGTCGCCTCGATCAGCTCGATGTTCTCGGCGATCGGCTCGACGATGATCGCCGTCGCGTTGGGGTTGTCGAGCAGGACCGCCACGGTGACGGTGCCGATGTGACCGCCGATGTCGAGGAACACGCCATCGATGTGGAGGTCGGCCAGGTGGTATTCGTCATCACCCTGCTGCCACGAGTTCGACAGCGTTGACAGGACGACCGACAGGTCCGACGTATCGTCGCGGACCGCGATCTTTCCCGCGTGCGCGCGGGGCGAGGAGATGTCCTCGAAGTGCCAGTCGCTCATTGCGGCGGACCCCAATAGGTCGCCGAAATCAGAGCCAGAACGAACGCCCACGGCGGAGCACCGAGGGTAATCAACGCGCCAATGTAGACGACTCCGAGGGCGAGCCTAGCGAGGAGCGTGACGCGGAGTCGTAAACGCTTCTCGCGTTCGGATTCCTCCATCAACTGGGCGATCCTAGACAGTGACACGGCAGAGCGCCTCCGTGCGAGCGCTGAGTGGGCGAACCCCGGACCGGCGCTCTACGGTCCGGGGCCCATGTGGCCCTTAGGTGGGCCGGCCTGCCTGATATCGCACGGCAAGGCGGAGGGGTTACAGGCCAGTGACCTTCTGAACGCGGCCGGTCCGGACGTACGGCTCGGCGTTGAAGCCGAATTCCTCCTCAGCCCGGAACCCGGTGATGTTCTGGTCGAAGCGGCTGCCCGCCTCGGACGAGACATCGACCCGGTACTCCTGACCGGTGAAGATCTCCACGTCGGACCGCTCGATGATGAGCGCGGTGCCCACCTGCGCAGCGGGCCAGTTCGGATCACTCCGGAGAGGAACGCCCCACGCGGAGGTGATCGGCGGATTGGCCGCCGCGCCGCCTGCCGGGTCGACCGCCCAGCCACCGGCATACGAGGTGCCGAGGCCTTCGACGGCGGTCTCCCAGAAGTCCGTCGGGCTCATGACCATCACGAGGTTGTCCCTCGGGATGCCGCGGGTTTCCATTGCCGCGATGCCGCGACCGAGGGCCGCGAGCCGAGGCTCTGAGGAAAGAGCGGTCTTGAACGTGGCCGGATCGCCGAAGGCGAGGAAGGCCTGGAAGAAGCCGAGTGGCTGGGACGAGCCCGAGCCGTTCGTGATGTAGGTGGCCTCGAGGATGCCGATCGACTTGCCCAACCGACGACGAGCAGCCGCCTCAGCGGCGCCGTTGCTCTGCCGAAGGAGCTGATTGCCGATGTCGGCGATCTGCGCGATGGTGTAGAGCGTCGCCGTCGCGCGGGCGAACGAGAAGTCCCGGATGTCCTTGTTCGAGCCGTAGGCACCCTGGAGGAGGGCCGCCGTGATGGCGGTGATCTCGTACGGGATGTCCACGCCGGCACCCGTGACTCCCGTGTTCACGTTGAACAGGTCGCGGTAGATGTTGTTGGCCGCGATCTGCTCGACGAGACCCGTGACGAAGTTGTTGGGGATGATCGCCGTGCCGGTGGCGGCCGATGTGCCGAGGACGGCCTTGACGAATTCCTGAGCATCACTGTCGCCGTTCTTCCGGTCGACGAGGGCCGACAGGAAGTTGACCTCGGAGAAGCGGCCGACGGACTTGGTGCTGTCGGGAGCCGATGCGCCGGCGAGGATCGCGGACGCCTTGGCCTGGACGTTCGTCTTCTGGAACGCCTTCATGCGCTCGTCGAGGGCGGCGAGCTTGGAGTCGACCTCTTTGGCCCGCTTCTCCGCGATCAGTTCGTCGATCTGGGCCGACTTGGCGGTGATCTCCTCCTCGATCGCGGTGACCCGGTCGACGGGCATATCGGACTTGTCGCGGAGTTCCTCCGCGAGGTCCTTGACGGTCTTGGTGAGGGCTTCGACCCTGCTATCGAGTTCCGTGGCCATTGGTGTCCCTTTCCGGACACCACGTAGAGCGCGCCGTGGCTAACGAACGAGGCGCAAGACCTCGTCGAGTTGGCTGAGGGTTGCCGCCAGTCGCGCCATCGCCGGGTCCTCGCCACCAGTCGGCAGGTCGGAGCCAAGGTCGGACGTACTGTCGAGTTCGGTGAGCACGCCCCGCATGGCGGGATCGAGCTCAATACCGGCAGTGGTGAAGTGATCCAGCGCCTTTGATGCGGTGATCCGCGAGAAGACGTTGGCCGGGGTAGGGGTGAGTGTCTGTTCGACGTGCGGCCAAACGAGGATCTCGCCCGTCTTATGGTCCTTGCGGACGAGGTGGGCCATCGAACCCGACGAGCCGTACATCTTGCCCGCCGCGATCATCGCGTTCAGTTGGGCGAAATATCGATTCTGGCGGTCCAGCCAGAGGTTCGCCCACCAGCCGTCAGTTTCCTTGGTGAGCTCGCCTTCGATCCCGACGTCCTCGTCACCGATCGTCTCGTCCTGTCCGTGGTGGAACAGGACCGGATGTTCCTTGAACCAATGTGGTTTGGGGTCCGTGCGAGGCGAAAAGAACTCAAAATCGGCGTCCTTGCCGCCCTCCAACGGGCCGCCGAAGGGGATGGCCAGCACCCGCCACTTGGCTGTACCGAGCTGTTCGGCCTTGAGGGCTTCCACGTTCATCGCCTTTCCCATGCCCTGCGCCCGCGCGTGCGCGCGGAGGTGGGCCGCGCCACACGAGGTGGTGTTGTCCTGACCCAATCGACTGAGCGCGTTGCGGAGATGCGGCAGGTCGAGCGAGCCCGCCGCGTTGTGGTGCGGGTAGTGCCGGCCCTTGGCGTCGATGCAGGCGAAGGCCGAGTCCGGTAAACTTGCAATCAGAGCGGACGACCATTCCGCCATCAGTGGAGCCTCCGATCATGGGTGTTCCCGGTAGACGCAATGGCGTCGTCCACTACGTGTCGTTCCAATGTGTCTTTTGCAGCAAGCCCGTAACGCGGCGCACGGGCGGACAGGGACGAGGACGCTTCTGTTCGCGGTCCTGTGCGGCTCAGTACGGAGCCGTCAATCGACCTCGGACGGCCGTCGTTCGGATCGTTTGTCCGGGCTGTCGGGAATGGTTCGACCGATGGCAGAGCGACACCGAGCGGATCCATTGCTCCCGAGCGTGTCGCGCTCGATCTGCGGCTCGCCAA